GTGGTTCTGGATATACTTTTGGTACAGTTGATTTAAAAGCAGGTGGTGTTCCTACAGCAACAACTACACCAGTTTTCAATGTAATTATTCCACCACAAGATGGTCATGGTGCTGATATTTATAGAGAACTTGGAGCATATAATGTTCTGACTTATTCTAGATTTGAGAATGATACTGAAAATCCAGATTTTATCACTGGTAATCAATTTGCATCTGTTGGCCTTGTAGAAAACCCATATGCACAAGGTTCAAGTTCAAATCTAACTCTTGATAAAGCAAGTGCGGTTTATGCACTTAGATTGACAGGAACTGGTTATAGTTCTGCAACATTTACTCAAGACTCATTTATTACTCAAACAGTTGGTGTTGGTTCAACAGCTGTTGGTAGAGTTGTTTCATATGACCAAACTACTGGTGTTTTGAAGTATTGGCAAGATAAGTCAACTGCTGGTTTTAATACCAATGGTTCATTGAATTCAGATCCTACATATGGATTCAAAATGAATAGGTTTACCCCTTCTCCTACAACTGGTGGGAGTGTGACAATTGTTGGTGGAAGTATCAATCTGGGTATTGATACTGTATTTACGGGTGTGTCAACCGTTCTAAATAGTCGTACATATTATCTTGGTCAAACTTTCACAAATGGTGTTTCTCAACCAGAGTCACAAAAATACTCTGGAAACATTATTTTCCTTGATAACAGACCTTCCGTAACAAGGTCTGCCTCACAGAAAGAAGATGTAAAGATTATCTTGCAGTTCTAAAGAATTATGCCACAGGAAACTAATCTCAACGTTGCTCCATATTTTGATGATTTCGATCCTCAGAGCAATTACTATAAGGTGTTGTTCAAGCCTGGATATCCAGTTCAGGCCAGGGAACTCAATAATCTCCAATCCATTCTTCAGAATCAAATTGAAGATGTAGGTGATCATTTGTTTAAAGAGGGTAGTTGTGTCATCCCTGGGAGTACGACTTATACCCAAAATTTCTATTGTATTCAAATTCAAGAAGAATTTTTAGGTGTTCCTGTAGGTCTTTATCTTGATCAGTTAGTAGGAAACACTATCACTGGTAGAGATTCTGGTGTAACTGCTAAAGTTGTAACTTATATTACCAACGAACAATCTGAAAGAGGAAATTATACTTTATATCTGAACTATATTGATTCTGCTTTTACTGATGCAGCAACTCAAACCTTTTTTGATAATGAAGTTCTAGTTACAAACGTAAATATCAACTATGCAACTACTTTCATCTCCGCAGGAGAAGGTTTTGCGAATACTTTAACTACAAATGCAAGTGCAGCAGGTTCTGCATTTAGTATTAGTAATGGTGTTTACTTCTTAAGGGGTTATTTTGTTGATGTTCAAGATGAAACTATCATTCTTGAGCAGTATTCTAACACTCCTAGTGTTAGAATTGGTTTAGAAGTAAATGAAAACATTGTTTCTGCGGATGTAGATCCAACATTAACAGACAATGCTCAAGGTTTTAATAACTTTAGTGCGCCTGGTGCTGATCGATTTGAAATTACTGCCAAACTCACCAAAAAACCATTAGGTGATTTTAACGATACCAATTTTGTTCAGTTATCTGAAATTCAAAGTGGTATATTGAGGACGGAGATTAAAACTGAGTATAATAAACTTGGAGATGCTCTGGCAAAGAGGACAAATGATGAATCTGGTAGTTACTATATCAAACAATTTACCACTACTATTAAAGAATCTCTAAATGATAATGAGGGTAATAGAGGGATCTATCAAGAAGGTCAAAGAACCGCGTCGGGTGCAGACCCAAGTGATGATCTACTAGTTTATAGAGTATCTCCTGGTAGAGCATATGTTGAAGGATATGAAGTTGACATTAGAACTAGTTCTTTAATTGATGTACCAAAACCAAGAACTACACGTTTACTTCAAAGTCAATCAATTAATTTTGGTTTTGGTCCAACATTCGAAGTAAATAATGTTCATGGTTCTGCCACTATTGGTTTTAATACTTCAAATACTTTGAGTCTTAGGGACCAAAGAGTTGTAACTGACGGTACTGCATCAGGTAAGGAAATTGGTCTTGCAAGAATCTATGATTTTGCTTTAGAATCTGGTTCTTATGATACATCTAATCCAGACACTAACAAGTGGGATCTCTCACTCTTTGATGTTCAGACATATACAGATATTACTCTCAATGAACCAGTAACCCTCTCTGTCCCCACTTTTGTTAGAGGACAATCAAGTGGTTCTATTGGATTTGTTAGGTACGCGGTAAGTGCGGGAACAGGTGTAACTGTCTATAATGTTCAAGGTGACTTCAGTATTGGTGAAAATCTATTCTTCAATGGTGTAGACGTAGATAGTAGATTTGTAACGGATGTGAGAGAATATGGAAATTCAGATATTCAATCAGTGTATGGTATTGTAGGTTCTGCAAATACTTTTACTGCAGATATAATTCCACAACCAAATTTTGTTATCGGAAATGCAACACTTACTCCAGGTGATACGGTAACTGGTGTTTCTACAGTAACAAATCCATCAACATCATTTGTAGGAATTGCTACTGTAGGAAATCTTGTTAGATATACTACAACTTCTTCAACTGTTCCTACTTTAGGTAGAATTACAGTAAACAATAGTACATCAATTGAAATTGTTGGGGTAACTACTGTTTCGGGTGTTTGTGAAGGTGCCGTTCCGACATCCTTAACCTCCGTAAATGACTTTACAATTTTATCATCAAAGATTCAAAAGAATCTTGGAAGTGGAAATGAATCCACAAATCAAACACTGTATAGTATTTTCCCCAAGAAAAATATTTCTTCAGTAGATCTTTCCGATTCAAATCTTGTTATTAGGAGACAGTTTGATACATCAATTAGTTCAAACAATGAGACTCCTGTAATTGATGCTGACCCAAATGAATCATTCCTCCCATTTGACGAAGAGAGATATATTCTGATTCGTTCTGATGGAACTACAGAGGCACTTACAAGAGATAAAGTTGTTCTTACTAATGGTTCTACTTCTATTCAGTTTATCGGTCTTTCTGGGTCAGATACTTCTGGAACTGTTCTCATTGCAACACTGAAAAAGGCAAAAGTCACCTCTAAAGTAAAGAGAAAGTCTATCTCAAATAATTTGATCATTGATAAGTCCAAGAACTCTTCATCTGGTACAAATGTATCTTTTGCAGGAACAACTATTGGTGATGGGTTGACTTATGGAAACTATCCATTTGGCACTAGAGTTCAGGACTCTGTAATTTCACTGAACGTCCCTGATGTTGTTGAGATTCATGACATCTTTGAAGCAAGTGGTACAGAGGATCCAGAATCACCAAATATGACCACCGCTTCAATGGATGGTCCTACTGCAACTACAAATGATTTGATCATTGGTGAAACAATTACAGGAACTGTTAGTGGTGCAAAGGCAATTTACCTGGTGAGAAAGACCGATACAAGTATTGGTTTTTGTTATTTAAATAACACTTCATTTGAACCAAATGAGGTTGTTCAATTTAGTCAGTCTGGTGTAAGTGCTCTTGCATCAGATGTTTCTGTAGGTTCAAGGAGAGTAACTGATCAATATTCTTTCTTTAATGGTCAAAATGAGTCCATTTATGATTATTCTAGAATTATCAGGAGACCTGGTTTCCCAGAAGCAAATAGAAAACTAAGAGTTTATTATTCTAAAGGTTTCTATGATTCTTCGGATACTGGGGACATCACAACAGTTAATTCTTATAATTCTTTTGATTATTCAAAGGAAATTAATGCAACAAATGGGGTAAGAGATACTGATATTATTGATGTCAGACCTAGAGTTAAAGATTATACTGTTACAATTGGTGGAAGATCACCATTAGAATTCTATGGTAGAGACTTTGATGGCGGTTCTGAGGGACAACATAGTTCTAAGTATGTAATTGCATCTGATGAGTCAATTACTCTAGATTACAACTACTATCTTCCAAGAGCTGATAGAGTTTATGTTGGAACTGATGGTAATTTCTTCGTTAAGTTTGGAACTCCTGATGATACACCAAAACTTCCTGAAGAAGTATCAGGTGCATTACATATTGCAAATGTATACCTTCCTGCATATACTTATAACTTAGAAAATGTTAAAGTAGAGGGTATTCAACATAAGAGATATCAAATGAGAGATATCTTCAAACTTGAACAGAGAATCAAAAACCTGGAATATTATAGTTCCTTGAGTTTGATTGAAACAAATACTTTGAATCTTTTTGTTCCTGATTCAAATGGTCTTAATAGATTTAAGAGTGGTATTTACATTGATAACTTCTCTGAACTCAAAACTCAAGACACTTCTATTGGTGTAAGAAATAGTATTGATACTAAAAAGAGAGTTCTGAGACCATCTCACTACACAACTGCCATCAGTTTGGAAGTTGGTTCTGATGCAATTACAGGTATTGGAACAACAACTATTGCAAATCAAGATAATAGATTTGCAAATCTTGATGGTATCAACGTTATAAGAAAAGGTCAGACAGTATTCCTGAACTACACCAGTGTAAATTATGCAAGTCAACCTTTTGCTACAAGAAGTCAAAATGTATCTCCATTCCTTGTTCAATTCTGGAATGGTTCTATTGTTCTTGAGCCAGATGTTGATGTCTGGGTAGACACCAACAGAATGCAAGCAAGAACTATCGAAGTCGAAGGATCGTTTGAAGCAATTGCATCTGCACTTGGTGCGGAAATAACAACAGCAAATGATGGTACTAGAATTGGTGTTACTCCAGTTCAATGGGATTCTTGGGAAACTGTTGGTATTAATGTTCTTAATTTTACAAGAGAAGAAAGGGGGAGAAGAAATCTTACCCAACAAGAAGAACTAGAAGAAACTGGTAGAAATACTAGACGTGGATCAACTGCTGACGTTACAACTGTCAGTTCTGAAGTTGCCATTAGTCAACAAAGAACAGGGTCTCAGTCTACTGTTACTGAGATAATCACCAATGAATCTCTGGGTGATAGAATTGTAAGTAGAGACATCATTCACTTTATTAGAACTCGTAATATTGAGTTTACTGGTACACGTTTGAAACCATTTACTGAGGTTTATGCTTTCTTTGATGATGTTCCTGTCAGTAACTTCTGTCATAGTAAACTTCTTGAGATTACTATGGATAGTGGTACTTTTGAGGTTGGTGAGACTGTAGAAGGTGAAATGATTTTCTCCGATACTGCTCAACGTATTGATATGTCCACAATTCCTAGAATTAAATTTAGGGTTGCCACAGCAAATCATAAGTATGGACCTTATAATGATCCTACTGATGTATATGATTCAAATCCATATGATAGAACCAATACATTACCTTCTACTTATTCAGAAACATCTACAATCCTGAATGTCGATACATTCAGTCTTGCGTCTGAAAATCAACCCGAATTTGAAGGTTTCCTAAGAGAAGGTATGATCATTACTGGACAATCCAGTGGAGCATCTGCAATAGTTAAGGCTCGTAGACTAGTTACTGATAGACTTGGTACTATTATTGGTTCCTTCAGAGTTCCTGATGGAAATAACCTCAGTAATCCTATTTTTGAAACAGGTTCTTCGACCTTTAGACTCACTAATGATCCTTCAAATAGTAGTATACAAGGTCTTGCTTCTACAGCTGCTGATGAAGTATTCTATTCAGAAGGTAGCATTGAAAATACACAAGAAGTTACTCTTTCACTAAGAAATGCTAGAGTAGAAGTTGAGAATACCTTCTTCGAAACAAGAGAAGAGGTCAGTGAAGGTACTAACACCATATTTGATAATATTAGAGCCGTTCCACCACCACCACCGCCACCACCACCAAGTTTTGGTGGAGGAGGTGGAGGAAGACCTGCTCCACCTAGAACAACAGTTCCACCTCCAAGACGTGGTAATGACCTCGCCGTGGGTATGGCATGGGCGTCTCGTAATAATATTCCAGTTGCATCCAGTCCATTTAGACAACAAGTTGCAAGAGACTTTGGTATTACTGGTATTCGTTGGCAGGGAACTTATAGAGATCCTCTCGCCCAAACATTCAATGTTCAGGATGAAAGAGGAGTATTTCTTACCAAGGTTGATATATTCTTCAGTTCAAAAGACGAGAATATTCCTATCACATGTCAGATTAGAGAAGTTCAACTTGGTACACCTACTTCAGTAATTCTTCCATATTCTGAAGTGGATGTTGATCCAAAAAATGTAAATGTATCTACTGATGGTAGTGTTGCTACAACATTTGAATTTGAATCACCAGTATATCTTGAAGGTCAGAAAGAATATGCCATTGTTCTTCTTTCTAACTCCACAGAATATAATGTTTGGATTTCTAGACTTGGTGAAGTTGATGTTTCAACCATTGGTTCTGAAGAGGGACAAATTCTTGTTTCGAAACAACCAGTTCTTGGTTCACTGTTCAAATCACAGAATGCTTCTACTTGGACACCAAGTCAGTTTGAAGACCTTAAGTTTAATTTATACCGTGCTGATTTTGTTCCTGCAGGAACTATTAACTTCTATAACCCCAAACTTCCCACATCACTTTCAAGTATTCCAAAAGATGGAATTACAATTGAACCAAGAAACATTAGTGTTGGTATAGGAACTACCATTCAAGAACCAAATTTGGTTATCGGTAATAAAATTACCCAGTCAAATTCAACTGGATCTGGAACTCTGGTAGGTTATGCAGGATCTGCATTCTCTACCCTTACGATTACAAATTCAGGTATCGGATACACTCCTTCTTCTGGTTCATACACATTTGCTGGTGTTGCCCTCACAAGCATCACTGGTAAGGGTATAAATGCAAGGGCAGACATTTATGTTGAAAATGGTATTGCGATTGGTGCAACAATTACCACTAATCAAGGTGGTAAAGGATACACTATTGGTGATGTATTAACACCTATTCAGGTTGGTAATAATCAACTTGGAAGAAACATGAAACTTTCAATTAATCAATTGAAAGGTAATAATGAACTGGTTCTTGATGAAGTACAGGGTTCATTTGACACAACTAATGAGTTGTTATATGTTGACACAACTACTGGAACTGCTACAACCATCAATTCCAGTATTAATGGAACCGTAATTCCCGTTTCTCCAATCAGAGTTAATACTGATGGAAGACATTTCAATATATTCCAAAGAAATCATGGAATGTATAGTAGTATTAACATGGTTACTTTGAGTGACATTGAATCTAATGTTGATCCTACACCTCTAACTGTTGATTATACGAGAACTGGAATTGGTGCAATTACTGTATCCAGTACTACTGATTTTGGTAACTTTGAAGGTGTTGGTGTTGGTACAACCAATCCAGGATACGCTAAGATTGGTAAGGAAATCGTCAAGTATACTGGAGTTAGTGGTAATACATTAACTGGTATTACTAGAGGTGTTGATAATACAGTTGCAACAAAACATAATATTGATGATCTTGTTTACAAGTATGAACTTGATGGTGTTTCATTGAGAAGAATCAATAGAACACATAACCTCAATAATGTAACTTCTTCCAATCCCATTACTCTGGATACTTACAATGTAAAAATTGATGTGGAAGATACTGATTATGGAACAAATAGGGGAACTGGAACAGATTTCAGTGAATTGTATTTCAACACTAGAGTCACTGCTGGTGGTGAAGAAGCAAAAGGTAGTTACAACTTACCATTCAATATTATGATTCCAAAAATCACAACTATTGAACCAAAAGGTTCCAATATTGAATTCCAGGCAAAGACAACTGCCCAAAGAAGTATTTCTGGAACTGAAGTTGCCTTTGTTGATAAGGGATTTGAAAGTATTGCTAACTACCAGAAAAATTATTTTGATACTCCAAGGATGATTGCTTCTCAAATTAATGAGGACACTTATCTTTCTGCTCAACCTGGTAATAAGTCCTTTGAATTGACAGCAAACTTATATTCATTTGACTCAAGATTATCACCTGCAATTGATCTTGATAACTCGTCAATTGTTACTATCACCAATAGAGTTAATAATCCTATTAGTGATTACTCAACCGATTATAAAGTTAATACAGTTGTTGATGATCCAAACAGATTTGTATATGTTACTAAGAACATTATTCTTGAAAATCCTGCATCTGGACTTAAAGTTTATCTGGACGCTTACATTTCAACATACAATGATGTAAGAGTATTCTATGCATTGAATCAACCTGACAGTACAGCAAAAGAAGTAGTATTTGTTCCTTTCCCTGGGTACAGTAACTTTGATGAAACTGGAAAGGTTATTCTTAGTAAAACTGCAAGTGATGGATCTTCTGATCTCAACATTCCTAAATTGGATTCATATACTGATGATCCTTCTATTGATCAATTTAGAGAGTATACATTTACCAATGAAGATCTTCCTGCATTCTCATCTTTTAGAATCAAGATCGTCGGTACATCGACCAATCAGTCTGTTGTACCACAGTTTAGAAACCTCCGTGCAATTGCCTTAGCATAATATGTCTTTGATTCCTATTGAAGGTAAGGACGGGTATCATAGAGATACCCGTTCTAATGCCATAATTAACACAAATCAAAATGATTATAATACTTATTTGATGAATCGTAAAAAACTCAATTCTGATAAAGAAAGAATCGATTCTATTGAGAATGAACTTGATGAAATCAAGGGTGATTTAGGTGATATTAAAATGATGCTCCAACATTTTATGGATAAACATAAATAGAAAAAAGAAGTTCTATAAATGGCTAAACCATCCTCTAGACAAGAACTAATTGATTACTGTAAAAGACAGTTAGGTTATCCTGTCTTAGAGATCAATGTTGCCGACGAACAAATTGAAGATTTGGTCGATGATACAATTCAATTGTTCAATGAGAGGCACTTTGATGGTGTTGAAAAAGTTTTTCTCAAATATCAAATAACTCAAGACGATATTGATAGAGGTAAGGCAAGACCACCTGGTGCTTCTGGTCAATCACAAGTTGGTATTGCTTCTACTAGTGCAACTACAAGTATTGTAGGAAGTGCAACTACATTCACTTATTATGAAAATAGTAATTACTTACAAGTTCCACCAGATGTTATCGGGATTGAAAAGGTTTTTCAGTTTAATGAAACTGCTGGAGGTGGAATGTGGGACGTAAAATATCAGTTTTTCCTAAATGATATTTTTGGTTTATGGGGAGGAATTACAGCAGCATCTGGATACGATATGTTGTCATACTCGATGACAATGAGTTATTTAGAGACGATGAATTTTCTCATGAATACTCATAAACATATCAGATTTAATCAAAGACAGGACAGATTATATCTTGATATTGACTACTCTACTATCAGTACAGGTGATTTTTTGATTATTGAGTGTTATAGAGCCATGAATGGTACAGATTATACCAGAATTTGGAATGATTCTTTCATCAAACCCTACCTCACATCTTTAATTAAGAGACAATGGGGTCAAAATATGATGAAATTCCAGGGAGTTAAGTTACCTGGTGGTATTGAACTGAATGGAAGACAAATGTATGAAGATGCAGAAAAAGAATTAGAAGTTATTAGAGAAAAAATGTCTTCTACTTATGAACTTCCTCCTATGGATATGATTGGCTGATATGTTAAATCCATTTTTTCTCCAAGGATCACAATCAGAACAAAATTTAGTTCAAGATCTTATCAACGAACAGTTGAGGATGTATGGTGTTGAGGTATATTATATGCCTCGAAAGTATGTGACTACAAATACTGTCATCAGAGAGGTTATTGAATCAGAATTTAGTAGTTCTTTTCCAATTGAAGCATATGTTGATAGTTATGAGGGATATGGTGGACAAGGAACACTTTTAAGTAAGTTTGGTATCCAAAATTATGATGATTTGAAGATTATCATTTCAAAAGATAGATATGAAAGTTATATTGCACCATTATCAAAATCTATTCCTAATAGTGTATTAACATCAAGACCAAAAGAGGGAGATTTGATCTATTTTCCTCTTGGTGACAGGATATTTGAGATCAAATATGTTGAACATGAACAACCTTTTTATCAATTACAAAAAAATTATGTTTATACATTGACTTGTAGTCTCTTCCGTATTGAAGATGAGGTTATTGATACTAGTGTCGATGAAATCGATGACAATACTCAAGATCAAGGATATATCCAGACACTTCAATTGATTGGTGCTGGTGTAACAGCAACAGTTACTGCGGGTATTTGTACTACTGGTGGTATTACTGATGTGATTATCAAGAATATGGGTAACAACTATAATCACGAACCGATTGTAGGTTTCTCATCAGCACCATCTGGTGGAACTATTGTTGCAGGTATTTCTTCTATCACCAATGACTATATCAATTGTACAGGTGTTGCTGGTGGAAAAGTTCAGGCAGTTTACATGTCCAACTCTGGATGTGGTTACACCGTTGCACCTTGGGTATCATTCACTAATGTAGTCAATAAATCTGGATCTGGAGCTGCTGCAACAACAGGAATTGGTACTGGAACAATTCAAAGTATTTCTATTGCAAGTAGTGGTTCTGGATATACATCCAATCCATCTATTGTCTTCCCAGAACCAATTGGAGGTGGTACATCTGCCACTGGTATTGGTTATATCAATTCTGCTGGTAATCTCTCTTCTGCTTACCTGATACATGCTGGTACTGGTTATACTACAGGTGATCTTCCTATAAGTGTCACTATTGAAACTCCCGCAGGTATTGGTTCAACAGTTGGTGTAGGAACATATATCTTCAATGAAATTGTAATTGGTTCAACTTCTGGAACAACCGCAAGAGTTAATAGTTGGATCAGTTCTACAAATGAACTTGAAATTAAAATTGTTGATGGTGAGTTTACATCTGGTGAAACTGTCTATGGAACTGAATCTGGTGCACTATATGCAATGAGATTACAAGAAAAAAATGACCTAGTAACACCATTTGCGGATAATGACAATATTGAAACAGAAGGTGATAATATCATTGATTTCACCGAAAAAAATCCTTTTGGAATGCCTTAATCTAAATAGTTAGTAATATAGAGTAAAATAATGTTTGATTATTTCTACAATGAAGTATTCAGATCCGTAATTATTGGATTTGGTACTCTTTTCAATGGAATAGAAGTTCATCATAAAGATGGTAATGATGACACTTCTAGTGTCATCCAAGTTCCTCTTGCATATGGTCCAACTCAAAAGTTTCTTGCAAGAATGGAACAAGAGGCCAATTTGAATCGTCCTGTTCAGATTACTCTTCCAAGAATGTCTTTTGAATTCACTGATCTTTCATATGATCCAAGTAGAAAAGTAACTCAAACACAAACTATTGTTACTGAAACTCCTGATGGAACTGTAAAAAAGACATATGTTCCAGTTCCATATAATATGACAATTCAACTTTCAATTATGACAAAGTTGAATGATGATATGTTACAAATTGTAGAACAGATTTTACCATATTTCCAACCTTCTTATTCACTTCCTATCAAGTTTCTTGGTAACTTGAATGAAGTCAAGTATGTTCCTGTTAATCTTGATAACATCCAAATGGAAGATGATTATGAAGGTAACTTTGATACCAGAAGAGCTCTTGTTTATACCTTAACATTTACTGCTAAGACATTCGTATACGGTCCTGTTAAGGATGTCACTTCTGATATTATCAATAAAGTTTCTATTGGTTACATTGCTGGTTCCAAAGGTTCTTCTTCTGCAGAAAGGGATCTCACATATCAAGTCACTCCAAGAGCAACCAAGAATTACGATGGTGATGTTACAACATTGTTGTCAGAAAACGTTGATAAAACAGAGACTGTTATTGAAGTTGAAGACGCATCATCGATCCCAGAAGATTCTTACATCTCAATTGGTAATGAATCAATCTATGTCAAGTCTAAGAGTGGCAATAAACTGATTGTTGATAGAGCAAGAGATAAGACATCTGCTCAAGAACATCTGTTAGGTGATCCAGTTGGTAGGATTACTGTTACAGATAATTCTCTGATTGAAATTGGAGATAACTTTGGGTTTGATGGTAGTGTATTCTGAGGACTAAATCATGTCTAAAAAATATGATGAGTTGGATCAGGCCTTTGATGTTTCTTCTACAGAAATAGAAGTCACTTCAGTAGAACCTGTGGAAAAGAAGATTGAGAAAGTATCATCACAGATGGATGATATTAAAAAAGACTATGAGTACACCAGAGGTAACTTATATTCTATTATTGAAAAAGGTCAAGAAGCAATCAATGGTATTTTGGAACTTGCTCAAGAAAGTGAAATGCCAAGAGCATATGAGGTTGCTGGACAACTGATCAAGAATGTTGCCGATGCAACAGATAAACTTCTCACTCTTCAGCAGAAATTGAAAGATGTTAATGAAGATAAAGTAGAAAAAGGACCAACTACAGTCAACAATGCATTGTTTGTAGGTTCAACAGCAGAATTACAAAAGTTGTTGAAACAGAACTCCAAAGATAAATAACTAAAAAGATAAGAAATGGCTGCCACTCCTGCGATTAATATTATTATTCCACAAGGTGCAGATTTTGGTGAGGTATTTACTTCTACAGAATCTGATGGATCTCTTTCAAATCTTGTTGGATATAGTGGTGTATCAAAATTGAAAAAATATGCAGGGTCTCCAACTGCATATAACTTCATTGTTGGTATTAATACCATTACATCAGAAGTTTCTATTGCTATGACCGCTATTACAACTACAGACATTTCACCAGGTAGATATTATTATGATGTGGTTTTAACATCATCATCTGGTGGTGTATCAAGAATGGTTGAAGGATCTGCCATAGTTACCGCTGGTATTTCTACTTAAAACAATGCCTATTGTAAGGAAATCTAGTTCATCCAAGAAAGTAATTACACTTTCTGTAAACCCAGTAAATATAATCAAATCAAAACCTGCAACTGAGGTAGTATTAGACGTGACTGATTTAGGACCTCTTGCTGCTATTGCGGCCACTGACATAACAACTCTAACAAATGGTGATTTGTTAGCATTTGATTCAACTATAGGTCAGTTTATTACCACATCAGTTATTGGTGCTGCAACTACCAATATTGGTGGTTATGCAGTAACAACTGGATCTCCCGCAGACAACTCTGTTCTCACCTTCCATGCTGATGATCAGAAATGGGTTTACGATAGCCCATATGATATTGCCGACCTTTCTGATGGTGTTCAGGATGACCAACAGGACTATGGATCTTTCTAAATATATTAGAGGATAAATATCGAAGGAATAGGTAATGGCATCACCAACCTTAAAGTTTAAAAGAGGTTCATATTCTCAATTGCCTACCTTGGCGATTGGTGAACCTGGTTTTACAACTGATAGAAACCAACTCTTTATTGGTTCACCTTCAGGAAATCAACTGATTGGTGGAGGAGAATTCTGGAACTTGAATTCCACTACAACTGGTGGTGGTATTAAACTCTACGAAGGAACTAACAACGGTACTAACTACGTTGAACTTCAAGCTCCTGATTCACTTGCAGCTAATCTAGAATTAACACTTCCAAGTGTAGATGCCTCTACTTCTGGTCAAGTCCTTCAATCAAATGCTTCTGGTGTCCTATCATTTGGTGATGTAGCATTAACTGCTATTGATATTGATGGTGGTACAGATATTGGTGCAGATATCACTGATACTGATCTCTTTATTGTTGATGATGGTGCTGGTGGAACTAACAGAAAAACTGCAGCATCTAGAATTAAGAGTTATGTTCTTGGTGGTGGTGGTAGTGGAGGTGTATTTGATAC